TATGATAGAGCCGATGTGCCGGATATGCAGACGCACGAGTTGGAATTGTGGAACAGTTTTAGTTATTGGCCTAGTGTTACTTGCTTTGATTGGTTGGATGGTGTAGCTGGTAAATATCTTGGTCTAGATAAAAAATTTTATCATGGAAAATATCTTTTCACGATTGATTGGGCACATCCAGACGTTAATATTTTGGACACAGAGCATTCTGAAATTCCTCAAGAACACAAGTGTGCGCATATACTGGCTCTTGATAACGGGAATTATGCAGCTCAGCCTAATAATCGTATTCTCTGGCACATTAATAGTTATACTACTGATGACAGCTGGCCAGATTACAAAGTTCAGACTACATACTGGGATGCTGAAGATAACAACATGGTTACAGAGGATAGCGACCGAATGTTTTACCAAATGGAAGAAAAAGACAGAGACGAGGACAAAACATACGAATGATAGATAGATGGATATATAATTTTTTCGCTACACTAGACAAGGTGTGTTTGATGATAGATAATCTGTTCAAACTTATGAGCGATATAAAAATGAATTATTACTTTACAGGTTTACTTATTGTGATGTTGGTTGTTCTGGCTTTTTGTGGAGGGCCTGGTGTCCAATAAACCACTAAACATCGGAGAAGAAGCACGAGTGCAGATGCCGATGAAGACGGTTGCTAGCCTGATCGTGCTCGTAGCAATGGGCGTGTTCGCATACACAGAGCTGACTGCGAGGTTGGTATCGTTAGAGACATCGCGTGAATTGTTTGAAAATGATTTGTTAAAAAAATCTGAGCAGGTCCCTACGGATCAGGAGCAACATTTTTTAATTGAGGATCTTTATAAGTCCGTTGAGAAAATGGAAGAGACTCAAGAGATGAATATGACAAACAAAGTTAATATAGAATTTTTAAGAGAACAGTTAGACAAAGCACTAACTGATATCGAAGTATTAAAAGATAAGGTAAGACAAAACGGAGGTCATTAATGGAGTTGATTGTAGCCCTACTTATGATTGTTAATGGAGAGATTAAAGAACATAGAATTCAAATTGATCCTGAGTCCAATAAACCCTCAATGTCAATGTGCTTGAAAGGAAAAAGGGTTGCAATGAGATCAAATAAAAATAATAATGTAGTTTATCAATGTATAAAGTCGATGGCCGAACTTGAGTCGAACGTAGATGGTTCAAAGTCGATTAAAAAACTTATATTAGAATAATGAATTTAATAGATCTCTTCCCTGTTGCATTAGGTGTTGTAGAATTTGAAAAACATATTGAAATAGATAAATTATTGACTGAACATTGTTTAAAAATAAAAGATAAAGTAAAAAAAGGTGGTTCGAATTGGGAATCAGATGTTTTTAATACTTGTGGTAGTTACTCAATTTTTAAGGATTCAAATTTTGAATTATTAAATGATTGGGTTTTTAAAAATGTATTAGATTATTCAAAAACCGTTGGTTATGACGAAGCACCTATAAGCAAAGAAGCTTGGTTTAATATTTATAGTGAACATGATTATCAGGAAACACATGATCACATAGGACACGATGTTTCAGCAATTTATTATTTAAAAGTTCCAGAAAATTCTGGAAAAACTTTTTTTGTTTCACATGAAGCTAAAGGATTGAAAGAAGTTTTTATAAAAGAAAATCCTTACACTTGGAACAAATTTTATTTAGACCCAAAACCAGGACAGTTAATTATTTTTAAATCTAATTTACCTCATGGTGTAATCCAAAATAAATCTAAAGATTACAAAATATCTTTAGCTTATAATTTTAAATTTTAAAAAAATGAATCTAAGTAGAAATTTTAGCCTTCAAGAATTAATTAAATCGGACACAGCTATCCGTAAAGGAATAAACAATAATCCAAACGCAGGTCAAATAGAAAAATTAAAAGCACTTTGTGAAAATATTCTACAGCCTGTGCGGGACCATTTCGGTAGAGTTAAGGTTACATCGGGATTCCGTAGCGAAGATTTATGTCTTGCCATAGGATCGAGTCGAAACAGCCAGCATGCAAAAGCTGAGGCGGCCGATTTCGAATGTATGGGAGTAGACAATGCTGAGCTAGCTGATTGGATTTACATGAACCTAGAATTTGATCAATTGATCCTAGAATTTTACACGCCAGGCGAACCTAACTCTGGATGGATACACTGTAGTTACACTACAGACAATCCTAGAAAACAATTTTTGTGGGCATTTAAATCAGAAGGTAAAACTAAATATAAACCAGTAATAGGAAAGGCTAAGGACTTAGTATAATGGCAATATCTAGAGGACAAATATCAAAACAAGTGGAAGGCAAACTTAGAGGTGCACGAGATGAAAAAAAGAAAAAACAACGTGTCATCGCGAAATTACGTAGCAAAAAGTCTAAGGTCTTCAAAGTTTAGTCAAAAAGTGATACAATCTAAGAAATTGTACAACCGTAAAAAGGACTTTAATGGCGACTTCAGGGACAACTAGTTTTAACCTAAATATTGATGAAGTAATTGATGAGGGTTACGAAAGATGTGGCTTATCTACAAATGCAGGATATGATCTAAGATCTGCAAGAAGAAGTCTTGATTTACTATTTGCTGAATGGGGAAACAGAGGAATACATCTTTGGAAAGTAGATCTTCATGAGGCAACTTTAGTCAGTGGACAAGCAGAGTATTCTGTTGCAACTGATGTAAGCGATATATTGGAAGCTTTTGTGTCTTCAACTGCAGCATCAGCTGACAACGCTAATACTCAAGATGTTTCTTTAACAAAAATAGACAGATCAGCTTACGCAGCTTTACCTAATAAATTAGCTCTTGGACAACCCTCTCAATATTATGTTGAAAGATTAACAACACCTAAAATTTATTTATATCAAGCACCTGATTTGAATACTTACACTACACTTAAATATTATGTCATAAAAAGAATTGAAGATGCAGGAGCATATACTAATGATGCAGATGTAGCATATAGATTTTTACCATGTATGTGCGCAGGTCTATCGTATTATTTAGCTATGAAAAAAGCTCCACAACTTGTACAACAAAATAAATTAATTTACGAGGATGAATTGAAAAGAGCGTTAGATGAAGATGGTCAAAGAACATCTACTTACATTACTCCGCAATCTTTTTATCCTAATGGAGTTTAATTATGGCAAAGTGGGCTACAGGAAAAAAATCACAATCAATATCTGACAGGTCAGGAATGGCTTTTCCATACAATGAAATGGTAAAAGAATGGAACGGCTCTTTGGTTCATTATTCGGAATTTGAACCAAAACATCCACAGATCAGAAGAAAATATAATGTTGCCGATGCTATTGCTTTACAAAATTCAAGAAATATGAAGTTTCAACAACCTTCTGTAAAATTTTCAAATGATGTAACAATATCAGATTCAGGTGGTGCATCTGTTGGTGTAGCAAATTTATCTTTACCAGGAGATTTTGCATTTAAAACACAAGATTTTGAAATTACAAGAGATGGTGTTACTTCTGTGTTACACAGTATGATACCTGAAGATCCATCTTTACAGAATAGAAGAAGAGAATTAAATGCTCAAGTAGGACAAGTTCTTGTAAATGAACCTGCAGGTTCAAGCCAAATAGTTACTCTTTCAACAATTAGCCCAACAACAACTTCTTTAGGAGATGTAACTTTAACTGCAAATCAAACATTAGTAACCACAGTCGCATCAGGAGAATTATATTTAGGTGGTGGAGCTACTGGAAATGTTTATTATTTTAATGGAGGAGCAAGAAATATGTATCTTAGTGCTCCTGTAAATTCAACATTTTTCTTCAATCAAGATGATGGGTCTAATGTTAATCATCCATTAATAATTACTACAAACAGTTCAGCTCCAAATAGTTATATAGTTTCTTCAGGAATAACGTGGTACTTAGACGGAGTTGTAACACAATCAAATTACGTAAATACAACTAATTTTAATGCGGCAACTACAAGATATGTACAATGGACTCCAACATCTACAGGAACTTATTACTTTGCTTGTTATGTGCACGGCATAGGTATGGGAGGGGTTATAACTATTTCTTAATATGGCAATAACACATTCAAATTTTTTAACACAAGTAAGAAACTATACTGAAGTAGATAGTAATGTTTTATCAGATAGTATTATTCAAGATTTTATCAGATCAGTTGAATTAGATGTTGCTGGTAAAGTTGACTATGATGATTTAAGAAAATATGCTACTTCATCTTTTACAGCTAGTAATAGATATGTTTCCTTACCTGCTGATTTGACAATAATAAGATCTGTACAAGTTATCAATGGATCTACAAGAACTTTTCTAGAAAAAAGAGATACTAGTTTTATTTCTGAATACAATAACGGAGGAGCTACTGGTCTACCCAAATACTACGCAAATTGGGATGATTTTAATTTCTTAGTAGCACCGGTTCCAGATTCTGCATATACTGTGCAAATTAATTATATTACTGATCCTCCTCAGTTCACATCTTCTAACAATACATTCTTGTCTACTTATCAAGAATCAATGTTATTACATGGTGTGCTGACAGAAGCTTTTAGATATTTAAAAGGCCCGCAGGATATGTACAAGCTGTATGAAAGTAAGTATAATGAAGAAGTACAGAATTTTGCTCTTCAACAAATGGGGAGAAGAAGACGTGCGGAATATGATGATGGGGTGCCAAGAGTTAAGATACCTTCACCATCACCAAATACGTAATTTTAAAGGAGAACAATTATGGCAATAACAACTAACGCAATTTGCAGTTCATTCAAAAAGCAATTGTTAGCTGGTGAACACGACTTTGATAGTTCAGGTGGAGATACATTTAAATTAGCAATGTATACAAGCTCAGCTACCTTAGGTAAATCAACAACTAATTA